ACAGTCAGAAGGTTATCAGTATCAAATCATGATAATTTAAAACATATAGATTCAGATAGGTTTGAGAAGGTTTATTTTGACTTGAATGATAACGAATCAATACAAAGCGTAATTCAAAAATATAAACCTAAATATTTTATTAACCTTGCCGCTCAAAGTTTTGTCGCAGCTAGTTGGGACATTCCAGTATCAACTTGGAATACTAACGCCACGGGAGTTCTGCATATTTTAGAAGCTATACGTAAGTATAGCCCTGAAACACGATTTTACAACGCTGGCACAAGTGAAGAATTTGGAGATGTCCAATATTCGCCACAAGACGAAAAGCACCCGTTAAGACCAAGATCTCCATACGGTGCAGCTAAAGCTGGAGCAAGGCACCTTGTAAAGGTTTATAGGGATAGCTATGGAATTTATGCTGTACAGGGCTGGTTATTTAACCACGAAGGAACTCGCCGTGGAGAAGAGTTTGTGACCCGTAAAATCTCTAAAGGTGTAGCAAAAATACACCAAAGCTTAAATAAATCACAAAGCGTTCAACCTATTACTTTAGGTAACCTTGAGGCAAAAAGAGATTGGAGTGATGCTGAAGATTTTGTGGATGCAATTTGGAGGATGTTAAATCAAGATGAATATCGCAAAGATTGGGTAGATAATAGTAGTGTGCGTGATTATGTTGTGTCTTCTGGGGAAACCCATACTATTAGAGAATTTATAGAGGAATCTTTTAAATGTATCGATATGGATAGTAGCTGCGTATATTGGCGAGGTAAAGGTACAGATGAGGTATTGTATTTTATGGATGATATCAGTTATACAACGGCGGTTGTCAAAACAAAACTGGTAACCATCAATAAAGATTTTTATAGGCCAGCCGAAGTTGAGCTATTATTAGGCTCTCATGATAAAATTTTAAAAGAGTTAGGGTGGGAGCCAAAAAGCTCTTTTAAGGATCTTGTGAAAAAAATGGTAGAGAATGATATCTTTTTACTTGAATCTTCCTCGTAGATAGTGTAATATACTTATCAGAGAAATTAAAGCAACCTTATCGTTCTGATAAGGTTTTTTACTAACTTTAAACATATATTCTCTCTCCCCTTTAGGGGTGTAATTTCTTTTACCTAAAATTATGATTTTCGACGAACAAATATCACGTAAACCGGATTATTACCCTTGGACAGAAGAGTTCAGGCGTTCCATGTGGGATGGCCACTGGACAGACAAAGAATTTTCATTTTCTTCTGATATTCAAGACTTTCATGTCAAGCTGACTGACCAAGAGCAGCAGATTATTATCAGAACCCTTTCCGCTATTAGCCAAATTGAGGTTGCAGTAAAAACTTTTTGGGCTAAAATTGGGGATAATTTGCCTCACCCATCTATTCGCGATATGGGTTATGTAATGGCTAATACCGAAGTGATTCACAACGAAGCTTACGAGAGATTATTGAAGCTTCTTGATTTAGAAGAAGTGTTTGAAGAAAATATGAAGCTCGACTTTATTGAGGGAAGAGTTAACTATCTAAGGAAGTATACTCATAGATTTTACAAAGACTCAAAAAAACAATTCGTATACGCACTAATATTGTTCACTCTATTTGTCGAAAACACATCCTTATTTAGTCAATTTTATGTTATAAATTGGTTTGGAAAGAAAAATTTACTAAAAGATACTAATCAGCAAACAAAATATACAGCTAGAGAAGAAGATATTCATGCTAAAATAGGCATTAAGTTGTTAAACACTATTAAATCAGAGCACCCTGAGTTATTCGATGACGAATTAGAACAAAGAATTCTGCACGAAGCTAAAGAAGCTTTTAAAGCTGAAGAAAAAATTGTAGACTGGATTGTCAATGGAATTCAAAAAGATTTGCTTTCTGCTGGCATCCTTAAAGAATTTGTTAAAAATAGAATTAATGAATCACTTGATCAGATAGGTTTTGAAAAAATCTTCGATATTGATGAAAAAATAATTTCACGTACAACTTGGTTCGATGAAGAGGTTTTAGGTAACATGATGACAGACTTTTTTGCCTCTCGCCCTACAGAGTATTCAAAATCAAATAAAAGCTTTAGTGAAGCAGACTTATTCTAAAAATATGGACAAATTTTACTGGTTAAACGAGGACTCAAGAAGGTTTCTCAAGAGGGGTTATTTGAAAGAGAATCAAACGGCAGAAGAACGAATCAAAGAGATATCCGACAATGCAGAAAAAATTTTAAAAATTAAAGGTTTTTCTGATAAATTTTATAGCTATATGAGTAAAGGTTTTTATTCTTTAGCTACCCCTGTGTGGACAAACTTTGGGAACCATAGAGGTTTACCTGTTTCATGTTTTAATTCCCATGTAGATGATACTATGGAGTCTATTTTGTATAAGGCTGCTGAAGTAGGTATGATGAGCAAAATGGGAGGAGGTACATCTGGCTATTTTGGAGACCTAAGGCATAGAGGTGCTCATATAAGCGTTGGAGGAGAGTCTAGTGGACCAATTCATTTTTTAGAAATATTTGATAAAATATCAGAAGTGGTTAGCCAAGGTAGCGCAAGGCGGGGTAGTTTTGCCGCTTATTTACCTATTGAACATCCTGATATAGAAGAGTTTTTGAAAATTAGAAGTAGCGGTAACCCTATACAGAACTTAAGTATAGCTGTAACGATAAAGAATGACTGGATGAAGTCAATGATAGAGGGAAACTCCAAAAAAAGAGCTATTTGGGGTAAAGTTATACGTAAACGTTTTGAGACAGGTTACCCTTATATCAGTTTTATAGACAATATAAACAATAATAACCCTAAAGTTTACAAAGATAAAGGGCTAGAAGTCAAGTCTCAAAATTTATGTAACGAGATAGCTCTAGCTTCCGACAGCAATAACTCTTTTGTTTGCGTACTTTCGTCTGTCAATTTAGTTCATTGGGATGAAATTGAAAAAACTGATGCCATAGAGACTTTAACTTATTTTCTTGATGCGGTTAACGAAGAATTTGTTAAAAAAACGAAAGGCATTCCTTTTATGAAGCACCCTCATAATTTTGCCAAAAACCACAGGGCATTAGGGTTAGGTGTTTTAGGTTGGCATTCTTTACTTCAATCAAAGAGTGTATCTTTTGAGTCGTTTGAAGCCAAAATGCTAAATAGTAAAATATTTAAAGCATTAAGAAGAAAATGCGACAAAGCATCAGAAGAATTGGCTGATTTATGCGGCGAAGCTCCCATTCTTAAAGGCTATGGTAGACGAAACACTCACACAATAGCAATTGCTCCAACCACATCAAGTTCTTTTATTCTGGGGCAAGTTTCTCCTTCTATAGAACCTCTTAATTCTAACTATTTTGTTAAAGATTTAGCAAAAGGTAAATTTACTTACAAAAACCCTTATTTAAAAGGTTTATTAGAATCAAAAAATAAAGACACAAGTGATGTTTGGAAGTCTATTTTGGTTAAAGGAGGTTCTGTGCAACATCTAAAATTCCTAGCCCAAGAAGAAAAAGATATTTTTAAAACTTTTGGTGAAATATCCCAAAAAGAAGTTGTTATACAGGCTTCCACCAGACAAAAATATATCGATCAAGGTCAGTCACTTAATATAATGGTGCCTTTAGAAGCTCGTCCCAAAGAGGTTAGTCAACTTCTTATCGAAGGGTGGGAATTAGGTATTAAAGGTTTTTACTACCAAAGAAGCGCTAACCCTGCGCAAGAGCTTTCAAGGAGCATATCTAGCTGTTCTTCATGCGAAGGGTAAATGCTTTTTTCATTTTGCACTCTTTTCAGTGTATAATTATTTGTAATCATGAACAAAAAACAAATAAACTTAGCAGGTAGATCTGGACCAAAAAGTTCAGCTCAAACCCCTGCAAAGCCAGAAGAAAAAAAGAAGGGCTCTAAAATGAATCCTCCCGGTTCTGCTGGAACCAAACCTGATGCCAAAGAAAAAGCAAAAAAAAACTTAGAACGCAAGGATGATAAAGATCTAGTTAGTGCAGCTATTACTTTTTCAGAAAGAATAACTAAAGCTTTAAAAAATAAAGTTTCAGAGCATAACAAAAAATATTCTAAAAAAGTTTCACTTACTCAACTTAAAAAGGTTTATCGTCGTGGCGCAGGAGCATTTTCTTCTTCTCATCGTCCCGGTAAATCTAGAGATCAGTGGGCTATGGCTAGGGTAAATATGTTTTTAAAAATGGTGCGTGGAGGTAAAGTGAAAGACTCTTACAAAAAAGCAGACCAAGATATTGCTAAAAGTAGTGTGGATTTTTATAAAAATATCGACAAAACTGGGGATCAAATGCTTGACATTCAAAGAGTCGGGGCATCTGTAGAGTTCACAAAAGTAGAGCTTTATAACGCTGAAGAATACTTAAACAAATTTTAATATGAATATTAAAGTAAATTTAACTGACAGCATAGCAGCAGACAAAGAGAATAAAACTCTCAATAAGCCTTTTAGAACTTCTAAAGGCCCTAAAAAATTCGCTGTTTATGTGAAAAATGAAAAAGGTAATGTTGTAATTGTTCGTTTTGGAGATCCTAATATGGAAATCAAAAGGGACGATCCACAACGCCGGAAAAACTTTAGGTCAAGGCATAATTGCTCTGAACCGGGTCCTAAATGGAAGGCTCGATACTGGAGCTGTAAAATGTGGGAAGCAGGCAAATCAGTTACAGATTATATTAAAGGATCATGGGACGGTAAAGAGTTGTGGGACCATCAGCAACTTTTATCAATAAACCCGAATCTATCGTTAGCCGAAGAAGATGATGACTGTGATTGCGGTGGTGGTTGCGGCTGCGATGTTAGCGAAGCTAGCGATTATGAATTAGGTATGGCAAAAGCTCAACTTAATAAAGCTCAAGCNCAAATAGCAGAACTGCTTAAAATGATGGAAGGAATGAAAGATGATACAGAAATGGAAGCATGGGTTCAATCAAAAATCACTAAGATTTCTGATTATGTAAACTCTATTCATGGTTACCTCATCTATTATAATGACACCGAAGAAGAAGGGGTCATTGAAAGCTCTAACAATGAAACAATAATTTAAAATGAAATATTACAAAGAAAATTTAGAAGTCTCATTTGCCGATTACGGCAAAGATGAAATGGAAATTAAAGGCGAATTCATGAGTTCTTGCGCTATGGATGATAAACTTTATGTCAACACAGCCGAATTAAGCAATAAAGACACTACGTCTATGTGCGCTATGCAATATATGAAAATGCGTCCTGAAATACTTGAAACAGGAAAAGGAGGGCTTACAGACAAACAAAAGAAGCTCCCACCTGCTCTTCAAAAAGCTATTCTTAAAAGAATGGAAAAGACAGGCAAACTTGGAGAAGAAGGACAAAAAGAAGCAGAAGAGCTGGAAGCGACTCAGATTGCAGTTTTTCCCGATAAAGAAATTCCTGTTGATGAAGTAGGAACTCCTTATCAAGACATGAGACCAATTAATAAAGATGGCTACAAAATAGACGAAGAATTAAAAAATAAAGCAAAAAAGGAAAAACTTAAAAATCCCGGCTTGCAATCTGTTTCTCCACCTCAATCATAAGTCTATTGGTGCATAGACATACCAGCAATTCAACTTGCTACTAAAAGAGTCCTAAAAGGGACTCTTTTTTTGTTGACGTAAGGTTTTCATGTGTTAATATAGTTTGTATGCCTAAAGTAGCCTTCAGTAAAATTATTGAAAAACACATCGAAGTAACAAAGGCTAGAGGTTTTTGGTCAAAAGAAACCAAGCTCTTAAAAAAACTTATAGAGAAATATCCCAATTTAGAATTCTGGCAAAAAACTGAATTCAGACCTAAGTTAAAATCTTTCGCTCAACTTATGGTTGAACCTCTAGAGGAACATTTGAGAGTAAAGTATAGAGATTTCCATCGTGTTTCTCGTAAAGATGAAGACACAACAATTTACGATAAAAAATTCGGGAAAGACATAATAAGAAAAAATAAACCACAATCTATCAGAAGTTTTTTAAATGGCTAGAACTAAATCAAAAACATCAAATTCGACCCCTCTCACTATGAACGATAAGCTTTCAAATTTTTTGAAAACTAATCAAGAGCATCATTATAATTTTGAAGAAGACATAGATTATAAAGTGTCTTACGGGAGCTTGGTTGTAGACTTCGAATTGCAAGGCGGCATTGGCCCCGGATTACATCGGTTTACAGGCATGAATGAGGGAGGCAAAACCTCTGCTGCATTAGAGTTGATGCGCAATTTCCTTAATACAGTGCCTAATTCTAGAGGCTTTTACATTAAAGCTGAAGGCCGGTTATCCCAAAACATGAAAGACCGCTCAGGAGTAGAGTTCACAAATAAACCTGAAGAATGGCAAAATGGAAATTGTTTTGTGTTTGAATGTAATATTTACGAAACAGTTGTTGAGGCAATGCGTAACCTTGTTTACGATAACTCTGAAGATATTAGATATTTTTTCTTATTAGATAGTGTAGACGGTCTAATTACAAAGAATGACGCAGAAAAAAGTTTCGAAGAATGTTCTAAAGTCGCTGGAGGAGCAGTTATTGCTGCGACATTCATGAAAAAAGTTAGCATAGTTCTTGCTAAACGAGGACATATGGCAGTTTTTGTCAGTCAAGTCCGTGCAGATATAAAATTAGACCCTTATAGTAAAGCCCCTATAAGGCAAACTACAGCTACGGGAGGTAATGCTTTATTGCATTTTGCTAATTATATCTTTGAATTTGAGCCTAGATTCAAAACTGATATGATCCTACAAAAGCCTTTAGAAAAATATGACCCTCAAAAAAATCCATATATAGGTCACTATGCAAAAATTACGGTAAAGAAAAGCCCAAATGAAAAAACTAATTCTGTAATTCGTTATCCTATTATTTATGGTCGTATTGGAGGAAAGAGTATCTGGAACGAGAAAGAGATATTAGATATGTTATATTTGTGGGGTCACGCCGAGAAGAAGGGGGCATGGATATCTATTTCTGCAGATTTAAGAAACGAAGCGCTAGAGCATAAAATCGAAATACCAGAAACAATACAAGGCGAAAATAAGTTTAATACTTTAGTAGAAGAAGATGAAAAAATCAAAAACTTTTTCATAAAATACTTCAGAGACTTAATTTTGTCCGAATGATATTTCGAACACTATTTGGTTCTACAAAAAAACTAAAGAAAGCATCTTCGTATAGGGTTGCTTGGGCTAAAGATAGTCGAAGCAAATTCCAAAAGAAAGTAAAAAATATACTTTATGCTTACTGGGAGAACCATATAGTATTTGAAGAATTTCCTATTGTAGGTACTCGCTTGACATTGGACTTCTACAATGCTACATTAAATATAGCTATTGAAGTTCAAGGAAGGCAGCACACTGAATATGTTGAGTTTTTCCACGGCAAAAGCAAGATGAATTATCTTAAACAACTCAAAAGAGATCAAGACAAGCTTAACTTTTGCGAAATCAACAATATCATGTTGATAGAAATCCACGATGAAGAAGATATGGATTATTTGCGCCAAACATTAGCTAAAGGAAAGTAATAGTGTAATATATACTATGGATCACACAAGTAATAATAACGGGGTGCCAGAAGTCATAATGGATAAGCTTTATGAGTTCACTAACAATGGTCAATATGGTGGGTTTATTTTAGCTTATGTAGATAATAGTGGTAGCGTATCTATCAATTGTAAAGTGGGATCTCAAGTGGTTGAATTAGGTTTAAGGAAATCTTTAGAAAAATTTCTTGATCAAATTGAGCTAAGTGAATCTTCTATGCCGCAACAAGACCCAGACGAACTAGAGTAAAATGATATATAATTTAGAGCTTGAGCATCGACTGCTAGCTGGCTTATTAAAGCATCCAGATCAATATGGCGCTATAGCAGACTTCATATCCGAAAAAGACTTTGCTTCTACAGAAGAAAATATTACCGGCACTGTATACATAGCGCTTAAATCTTTTTGCGAAAACAATAAGGGGGTAGATTTAATTGTTTTAAGTGAAAAAATTAAAAGTTTAGGTGTTTCTTTTGCAAATGGGATAGATATATCAAAATATTTACATTCTTTATCTATGCAAGCTATATCTGCCAATCAAGTTGTGCAGGTAGCCCAAGCCCTCAAAAAGGTTAGCGTAAGAAGAGAGATTTACTTAGCTTCAAAGAATACAGCTGAGCAAATGAAAAAGATGCATGAAGATTGCTCTTTTAACGAAATCGTTGAGGTTGCTGATAAATCTTTTAATGATAAAGTAAATATTTTTGATTTATCAGAAGATAGTTTTAGTAATATCTGTGGGGATGAAATGAGGGAATATGTTGAGTTTTTAGGTGAAAATCCTAAAGATGAAATGGGATTAATGGGGCCTCACCAAATGATCAATGATTTATACGGTTCACTTTTAAGGCCGGGAAATATTACAGTTATTGTCGCTAGATCAGGAGTAGGAAAAACAACCTTTTGTTTGGATTATTGTGTTAAGGTGGCATTACAACACAAAGTGCCTGTACTTCATTTTGATAATGGTGAAATGAGCAGAAATGAACTAATGATCCGTCAATGTTCAGCTGTTTCTGGCGTTAGCCCTCATTTACTTGAAACAGGAAAATGGAGACAGGCGGGAGATGAAATAGTTAAAAAAGTTAGAGATGGTTTTGATAAGGTTAAAGACCTCAAATTTCATTATCACGGTGTAGGAGGTTATTCTTTAGAAAGAATGATTAATGTTCTTAAAAGATTTTATTACAAAGAGGTGGGTAGAGGTAACCCGATGATATTTTCTTTTGATTACATTAAGCCAACAGAAGAAACAAATAAAGCGGAATGGCAAACAATAGGAAAAATGGTTGACACATTTAAAAGAACGATTCAGAGAGAAATTGTTTTTGAAGGTGAACCAATTATCCCTATGATAACCAGTATACAAAGTAATAGGTCAGGTATCGTTACTAACCGTCAATCCAGAGATGTTAATGACGATGAAGGTATTGTTAGCGGGTCAGATAGAGTCACTCAATATTGCTCCCATCTTTTTATCTTAAGAAGAAAAACTGCTGACGAAGAGGTTCAGGAAACAGAGCGTTTTGGTAACCATAAATTAATAGCAGTTAAAACTCGACATTTAGGAAAAATGCCTCAAAGGGCTAACGCTTTAATACAAATGCCTGACAGAACTGTAAAGAACAGCATTCAGCTTAATATT